TGATCCACTGGGCGGCCTACTACGGCGCGGAATTCTCACGGGTGGTCTACATCAACCCGGCGCTCGACAGCGAGGCCGAACTGTCGCCGCAGATCGACAAGGCCCTGGTGATCGCCTGTCCCCACGATCTTCCGGTGCTCGCCGCCCGATTCATTCCGTGGGTTAGCTGGGGCGCCATGGGCCGCGATGGCTATGTCGGTGACGACTCACGCTACGTCAGCGTGATCCGCCAGGACCGCTGCAGCCACTCGGACATTTTCGAAAATCTCAATCAGTTCTATCCCACCATCCGCAACTTCATCCAGGAGGCAGAATCATGCTGTTCTTGAAATACGGACCCAATGGGGTCGACAACACCGGGCTCAAGCCGGAGGCCCTGCTGGGGTTGACCGTGGTGGCCTTCTATTTCATGGAACGGGGATGGAAATGCCGTCAGACATCCGGCCTCGAGGGTAAGCACGGACGCAACAGTCTGCACTTTGCCGGCCTGGCTTTCGATATTGGAAAAATCGGCGTGCCAGACGTCTTCCTGCCTAAGGTCCGCGATGACCTGGCGGAGCGCCTGGGCGATCAGTTCGACGTCGTGGATGAGGGCGACCACTGGCACGTCGAGTTCCAGCCTGAACATCGGCTGCCATAGGAATCCGCCGTCATGGAACTGACCGATATCCAAGCCAAGTACCAGCGGCTCATGGGTCCGCTGCCGGCCTCCGCCCTCCTGCGCGCCCACCAGCGGGCCGGCGCGCAGGAGGTACCGACCACCGAGCGCGGTTACCGCACCACGCCGGAGAACCAGATCAAGTATCTCTACCGGCAGATGTGGACCGACCCGGATCTGCGCGCCGCCATCCTGGACCTGCGCAGCATGGACCGGCTCGACCCCCGGGTGAAGAAGATCCACAACAAAACCGCCAGCGCCATCATCAAGGGCGGTCTGCGGCTCAAGAACAGCGACCAGTCACCCCGCATCAAAACGGCCTGGGACCGCTTTCAGCGCCGCCTGGGTCTCGACCGACGGCCGAAACTGCACAGCGACGCCCGCGGCATGATGATGGAGGGCAACCTGCCCATGCAGTGGGTGCTCGACGAGGCGCGCCGCACCGTGGTGTATGGCGTTCGCATGCCGTCTGAGACCATCCTGCCCAAGGTCGGCGCCAACGGCCGATTCCTAGATCCCCGGTCCGCCTACGATCAGCACGACCTGACCAGCGGCGCGGTGCTCTACACCTTTCCGCTCTGGCAGCTGACGCTGGGGCGTTTGACGCCGGACAACTGGGACGATTTCGGCAGCCTGGGCCGCCCCTACATGGACGCGAACCGCACCATCTGGCGCAAACTCACCATGACGGAGGAGGACACGGTGCTGCGCCGGCGCATGCGTGCACCGCTGCGCATGTCGCACACACTGGAAGGCGCCACCGAACCGGAATTGGCCGCGTATCAAGCGAAGGTCGAGGCGGCGCAGGCCGAAGGTATCACCACCGATTACTACCAGAACAAAAAAGGCGGGGTTACCCCCATCCAGGGCGATGCCAACCTGGAACAGATGGCCGACGTCGTGCACCTGCTGGATACCTTTATCTCCGGCACGCCTGCCCCAAAGGGGCTTTTAGGCTACGCCAGCGATCTCAACCGCGACATCCTCGAAGACCTCAAGCGCGACTACTTCGAAGAGGTCGACGCCATGCAGGACGAGGTCGCCGCCGTCTATCAGCTGGGATTCGAGCTGCAGCTGCTGCTCGATGGTGTGAACCCGGAAAACTTCGATTTCACCGTCGAGTTCGCCGAGCGCCGGACGGAGACTCCCAACCAGGCCGCGGACCGTGGACTCAAATGGCAGGCCATGGGCGCCAGTCAGCAGACGGTCTTCGAACTCATCGGCCTGGATGTGGACCAGGAGGCCAAGCGCAAGGAAGCGGAGAAGGACAAATGGAATCCCTATCCGGACCCCAACAACATCAATCCCAAGCGCCCGGATGTCAGCGTGACACCGGGCAACCAGCGCAAGGGGGAGAGCGCCACCACCATCAGTACCAGATCGAGTTAAATCGGGAGGTTAATCATGAGTGAGCATCAACTTGCTATCTATGACGCTGATGAAAACCCAATCATTCTTGAACCATTTATAAATTCAGGAGGGAATTTATCTCTTAGGGATAGAGACTCTAAACGCCCAATTTCGTACCACGAACAGCCTGAATTGTTTGTCGATGATGATGGTTTAGTTATGGTTGATGTGCGGTTTATTACAGATCCAAGAATCGCATGTTGAGCCAAACAGAGCAGGCACAAATTCACTCGCTCGGTCGCTGCCGGTTCGGTCGGCGGGAGTTCGACAAGCGTTTCATCAGCGATCTGGACAGCACCCTGCGCCACGGCCAGCTGCGGGATCTCACCCGGCAGCAGCGGTTCACCCTGGCGAAAATCGCCTGGCGGTACCGGCGGCAGCTCAAAGATCGGCTGCAGGCCTATCTGATTCCGGATCACGAGCCTCAGGCGGATGAATACGGACTGACAGACCGGGCTGATCTGGTGCCGGATATGTTCAGCGGTGAGCTCACGCCGCCGCACGATAATTCGGATGCAATCTGATGTATGGCCATCCCCTCCGCCTGGCAGAGAACAACCGCACCAGCGTCAAGGCGGCGATCAAGCGCGCCAGCCAGGCGGGTCGCACCAAGATGCGGAAGCTGGACAAGGATCTGCTCGCCCAGCTCGAGGGCGTCTACCGCCAGGCTGCCGACGACATCCGCGCCTATCTCATCGCCCGGGCCGGGGATGAAAACACCCTGCGCATCGAGGTGATGCAGGAGCTGCTGACCCAGGCGGAGTCACGGCTCAACAAACTGGCGTCCGAGCGCAACGGCCTGCTCGAGACCGGACTGATTAAGGCGGCCGATATCGGTGTCGAACCCTTCTCCGGCGCACTCGATGTCGGTGCCTCGCTGACCAAGATCGCCGACGACGCGGCCCGGTTCGTCACCCAGTTCACCGCCGAGGACGGCCTGCAGCTCTCCCAGCGGATCTGGAACCTCGACGCCCAGGCCCGGGAGGTGGTCGCCGGGCGGATCCAGCAGGCAGTGGTGCGCGGCTGGTCCGCCACCAAGGCGGCGCAGGAGTTCATTAACGCCGGTCTGGCCGTACCCAGGGACGTGAGTGCACAGATCGGAGAGGCTGCGGGTACCCGCATCGGGAAGGATGTCTGGGATGGCATCATGAACGGTTCCGGCAGCCCCATGGACAACGCCATGCGGGTATTCCGCACCGAGATCAACCGCGCCCATGGCGAGGCCTACCAGGCCGCCGCCTTCGAGCACCCTGACGCGATCGGCACCCGATTCCTGCTTTCGCCGAATCATCCCCGGGTCGATATCTGCGACATGCACGCCAAGGTGAACCGCTACGGCCTGGGCCCGGGTGTCTATCCCAAGGGTAAAAACCCCTGGCCGGCGCATCCCAACACTCTGAGTTTCACCGAGGTAGTGTTCTCGGATGAGGTCACCGACGAGGACCGCGCCGGCAAGGAGGACCGCATCAGCTGGCTCAAGCGTCAGTCTGCAGCGACCCAGGAGGGCGTGCTGGGTGGCGTGAAGAAACGCCAGGCTTTCCAGCGCGAGCTCATCACGGAAAATCAGATCGGTTCGACCTGGCGGTCGATCGAGAAGCGGCTGAAACGAAAAGGCATCGACCCCAGCTTGTGGGATCAGCCGACTCCGACCTTGCCGCCAGTCGAACCGACACCAGGCGCCAAGGTGCCGACGGAAACCATCCAGGCGAAAACGTGGGCACCCGCCTGGAATGGCGCGGATCCGCGCGTCCTGCAGGTGATCAATCGCTATCCGGCACCGAACCCGTTGCCGTCAGAGCCCGGTAGTGGAGCCTATCACTACCATGGCAGCATCATGATGGGCAAAGCCAACAGCCCGAAAACCGGTGACGGCCGCCGTGGCTGGCGGCATGAGTACGGGCACTATATCGACTTTCGGCTGCGGCCGAACGACCGTCAGTTCTACGCATCGGACAGCGCCGCAGGCCGGGAGACCGTCAAAGCCGATGCCAGACTCTGGAAAGACAGGCGAATGCTCGCTTTTAACAAGTACCGCGGATACAACAAGGCGGTGCGCGAAAGCTACAAGGGACGCCGATTCGGTGAGCAGGCTTTCAAGGAGTTGAGATACGAGGTTCACGACAAGGAGTTCATGCGCATGGCACAGGAGGTCATGGACGAGATACCGGCGCTCAAGGTGGAAATAGGCAGCCCGGAATTCTACCGGAAGCTCGGCGATATGAAGGAGCAGTTGGTGGTCAGAGCTGAATCCTATTTCAGCGAGCGGGATGATATCTATGCCAGGATGTGGTCCATCCTGGAGCCCATGCAGAAAAAACAGCTGGCGGTGGGTTATCTGACCGCTGAGAAATTCGATGACCTAGCGTTTTTGGTCGATAATATAGGTAGCAGACACGATTCCTACGTGAACATGATGGACCTGGTGGGATCCATCACCCTCAACAAGACCGGACGTGGGCACAGCCTTAAATACTACAAGGATTTTTCCCACCGCCAGGCGGCTGAGGCCTTCGCCAACACCTTCGATCTGTTGAGCTATGGCCCGGGCGGACTCGAGGACCAGGTGCTGGACATCTTCGCCCCCAACTTCAAAAAGTACGTGCTGGAGCTGATCAAATGATTACCGATCAACTGATATTCGAATATGAACAGGCCGTTGGCCCTGTGGACTTTACCCTGGCTCGCATCGGACCGGATCGTGCAGAAGTGGTGGCATCCATGATGCGCGAAGCAATCGCCGGCAAGCGCGGCCCGATCACTGACAAGGAACTACAGCAGGAGATTCCGGCCGATGCTGACAGCTGAGAAAATTGATGCAACGATTGATCAACAACAAGCCACACGCAGCATCAATCTACACTGCACACAATGCAACAGAGTTATTTTCGATGGGGAATTTATTAAGACTAGGGGAGTGCGTGTGACAGGGAAATTAGTTGAAGCAAAATGTAAGCGGTGCGGCGGTTGGACTCCGCTGCCTTTGGTGCCTACTTACGAAAATTGAGGCAGCTATTTCATAGCCTTTACTCTGTCGCAGTGGAGTCTAATTTTTTGCTGTTTATCCAGTTTTCTACATCACGTTGTAACCATCCAACCCGCCTGTAGCTCAAGCGGATACAGCGTGGAAATTCTCCATTCTTCTGAAGTCGGTAGATTGTTGATGCTGATAAGCCAGTCAGTTCGACTACTTCGCGCTTAGATAGCATTTTTGTCATGAGAGCACCTTGATATTCTGTGGAATTGTGTGACAAGCATAATGATTGAAAGGGAAGTCAACATGTTCATTTCCCTTTTTTTGATTCGCAGAAAACCTGAAAAGCATAACTACTTGACTATTCACGACAAAACGCAATAATTGACGATGAACACGTAAAGGCGTAACGCGACCAAAGCGAAAAGCCGACCGTTCCACCTCCATCAGGGGGCTGGGGCGGTCGGCTTTTTGCATTTATGGGACTGCAAATGTTGCAACCGGATCGAACAATCCAGCTCTCTGAAGACCCGGACGGGTCGGTTTTCTATCTCTCTGACACTATCACCCTTGGAGAAGGGCAGCGGGAATCGTGGGAAACGATAACGCGGGTGGTCAGGTTTGATGACGACTACTACGGTGAGGTGGACATCACCCGGGCCAAGCTGAACCAGATGGTCCGGAACTTCGACGCGGGCGTGTACGGGCAGAACATCTTCATCGATGTCTCGCACCGTCCAGACCATGGCTCGGCCGGCGAAATCAAGGAACTCAAGGTGGAGCAGAACAAGCTCCGCGCCCGTATCGACTGGACCGACTACGGCGTCGATGCGGTCACCAAGCGCGGGTTTCGCTATTTCTCCGCCGACTTCCACGAGAACTACAAGGATCCCGAATCGGGCAAGAAGCACGGCGCGCTGCTGCGCGGTGCCGGCCTGACCACCCGGCCGCGCGTCAAGCGCCTGGATCCCGTGGACCCCACCCGCCTGCAGCTCTCATTCGACAGCGATCGCCACTATGTCGTCAGCCCGCGTATCACCCGCATTCTCCATGATGAGGTTATCCAGACCATGAATAAATTTTTGAAAAAGCTGCGGGAGCAGCTCGAAGCGAAGAAACTCTCCGAAAAGGCCATCACCGCCATCCTGGCCGCCTACGAGAAGGCCGCCAAGGCAATGGGCGACGATGACGATCAGCTCACTGCGCTGATGGAACAGATGGAAGCTGCCGGCGAAGCTATCGCCCTGCAGCTGGCCGAAGGCCACACCGGCGAGATCAAGATCGAAATCGCCGCACCGTCCGGCGCAACCAAAACCTTGTCGGAAGACGACATCAAGCGCATGTTCGACGAGATGCGCGAGGCGCAGGCCACCCAGCTGGCCGAGACCGAGGAGAAGCGCAAGGCCAACGTCAAGCTGTTCACCGACGCCATTGCGGCCCAGGAAGGTTTCTCCGACGACCTCAAGAAGAAGCTCTGCGAGCGTGTGGATGATCTGATCACCGCCGACATGACGGAGAAGCAGATCAAGGCCCTCTCCGAAAACTCCATCACCCTGGGCAACCAGATGACCGCGCAGTCGCGCCTGGCCGGCATGGGTTTCGAGGGCGAACCCGGCGGCAGCGTGCACATCAGTGTCGACGAATCCAATGCCATCAAGTCGCTGCAGGAGACGGTCGATCGTCGCCTGGGGCTGCTGGAGATGTCTGATTCTGAGCGCTACAAAAACACCGACGGTCAGTTGTTGGAAAAGAACAAGAAATTTGCCGAGAAGGTGCTGGCCCAGTTCGATCGCGAGCGGGCCGCCCAGCTGCAGGCCGAGAGCAAGATGCTGGCCGGCGGCGACGGCCTGGTGTCAGATGTCTCGGTGCCCGCCACCTGGGAGCGCACAGTCATCCGTGAGGCTCTCTATCAGCTGGTTGGTCTGCAATTCGTCGATGTAGGTGTCGAGACTTTCAACGCCAGTTACATAATCCCTTATTCATATCGGGATACGACAGCGGCAGGTCGGTCGAATGCCCGTAAGTACGAGGGTCAAT